GCAACTGACTTTGAACCTTTTGAAGCAGGTTACTTGAATATGTATATGCTAAATGCAGGACGAGGTGGCGGACTTGCTACATTTGAATTATATATGGGTTATAGAGAGCAAATGGGCAAAATGTTTGGAGCTCATCTAATATTTAATTGGAATGAAGTAACAAAGAAAATCCATCTACATAGAAAAATTAGAAGTGATGAGGAATGTATTCTTCATATCTATAACCATAGACCAGACGAAATGTTACTAAGTGATTCACATTCCAATCCATGGTTAAAAGACTATGCTTTAGCAGTAGCAAAAATGTCTTTAGGACAAGCTCGTAGCAAATTTGGAGCCTTAGCTGGACCACAAGGTGGAGTACAGTTAAACGGTAACGACCTTATTGCACAATCTCAAGCTGAAATTGAAAAACTAGAAGCCGAACTTATTAATTACGTTGACGGCGGAACTCCTATTAGCTTTATATTTGGTTAAACAATGTTTTGACAATACAGTCAAATAATGCTATAATAAATTATTATAGTTAGGATTTACCAATATGCAATTACCCAAATTACTAGTAGTAGGACACGGAAGACACGGCAAGGATACTGTATGTGAACTGCTGGCAAAATATGGTTATACTTTTCAATCAAGTTCAAAGTTTTGCTCAGAACTGTTTATATTCAACGATACTAAAAACAAGTATGGATATAAGGACGAGGAAGAATGTTATGCTGACAGACATAACCATAGAACTGAATGGTACGAAATGATACATGATTATTGTAAGGATGACTTGGCTAAACTTGGAAGAAATTTATTTGCAAAGCATGACATATACTGCGGTCTGAGAAACAAACGTGAATATTTTGCTATGCAAAACGAAATAATTTTTGATTATGCAATATGGGTAGATAGAGCAGATCACTTAGAATTAGAAGATCCAAGTAGTATGAGTATTGAACAATGGATGTGTGATTTTACTATTGATAATAATGGATCATTAGATAGATTAGTAAAAAATGTTGATATACTTGCACAACGACGCTTAAACTTAACGTTGTCCTAGAAATCTATAAATTAACTACCCTAATAAATAGCCGGTTTTACTGGTCCTTTAGCTAAATACATCTGAGAAGGGCAGACGCCCTGTAAACTAAACTCGGAGAAAAAAATTATGGCAACTTTAGTTTCCCCAGGTGTATCGGTTTCCGTCATTGACGAATCCGCTTATGCATCGGCCGGTAATGGAACAGTTCCTGCGATTTTCATTGTAACGCGATCTAATAAATTAGCACCAGATGGAACTATTGCAGAATATACAAAATCCAAATATGCTGGTTTACCTCTAACTATCACTAGTCAGAGAGAATTAGTTCAGCTATATGGAGAACCAGAATTTACAATCGTAGATGGTACCCCAGTACACGGACATGAATTAAACGAATACGGTCTTCTAGCCGCATACTATTATTTAGGTGTTGCAAACAGAGCAATCGTAACTCGTGCAGATTTAAACGTAGAAGAAATGGAACCGTTAGATGTAGCACCAACAGGAGATCCAGTAAATGGAACTTATTGGTTTGATACAGCAAGTACTTCCTTTGGAATTTTTGAAGGTAACGGTACAGCATGGATTGCAAAAAGTGTAACACTTTTTGATGGAACACCAACAGGTGGTTCAGATGGTGATTATGCTCTTGACATTTCAGCAGATTTAAAAGAATTTTATAAAAACGAGTCAGGAGTATGGAACAAACTTACAACCGCAGATATTGCAGGTACAGTTAACATTGCTCCTCACTATAACTTTCCAACACCAACATCAGGAGATGTATGGTTTAAAACAACTTCACCAAATAGCGGATTTAGTCCAGTTATCAAAAAGTATAGCAGTTCAACTGGCTCATTTGCACAACAAATTATTGGTCCAAATTTACCAGATCAACTTGTTGCTTATGTTGATGATACTGCCGCCGCAACGGCATTTGGTACATCATTAGATGGAAACGATCTTTATATTAAGATTGCTGATCCTAGTGAAGCAAACTTTGAGGTTCGTAGATATGACGGATCTTCTTTTGCCGCTAATGTACAAGAAGTTAAAGCAACTGCTCCAGTAGGTGCTATTGTTGACGGAACACTATGGTATGACGCAGGAACCACAGCTGACGTTTACAGAAAAGCATCATCAGGATGGGAGCCAGTAGGTGCTGGTAACATTACAGTTGATACTATTGAGCCATCAGGTCCAACAACTGGAGATGTTTGGGTTGATACTAATGACCTTGTAAATTATCCTTTGCTTAAAGTATATGATGGCGCAGAATTTGTTGCTTTTGATAATGCAGATCAAACTACTCCAACCGGTGTATTGTTTGCTGACTTAACTGCTACTCCACAAGATTCAACAGGAGCAGGCGGTGTTGCTACTGCAATGGACAGCGAAGCACCAGATCCAGCTTTTTACCCTGAAGGAATGCTTCTTTTCAATACAGCAGTAAGTTCAGGTAACGTTAAAAAATGGAACGATACTGCAGGACATTTCCAAAGTGAATCAGGCAATAGAGACTCCGGTCCTAAAGCAGGATCCATGTATGCATTTGATAAAGCTCAACGTAGAGTTGTTGCTAAAAGATTGCAGGCAGTACTAACAAGCGGAGAAGAATTAAGAGAAGAAACACTTAACTTTAACTTAATTGCAACTCCAGGATATCCTGAGTGTATTGATGAAATGTTAACACTAAACATTGATCGTAAGGAAACAGCATTTATTATTGCTGATACTCCAATGAAACTTGGAACTAATACAGCAGAAGTTAATGCTTGGGCACTTGGAACCAATGCTGGTACTAACGGAGAAGACGGATTGACAACAAGAAATGCGTCAATTGGACTTTATTATCCATCAGCACTATCAACTGATTTATCAGGTAATGATGTTGCAGTTCCAGGAAGTCATGCAGTACTAAGAGCTTATGCTTATAATGACGAAGTAGCTTATCCATGGTTTGCTCCAGCTGGTTTAACCAGAGGACAGGCAAGTGGTGTTAGTAACTTTGGTGTTGTTACAGCAGAAAATGAGTTCAAGAACGTTGCATTAAACAATGGTCAACGTGATGCACTTTATACGAAGAATATTAATCCACTATGTAACTTTCCAGGAACTGGACTTTACCTTTGGGGACAAAAGACACTTCATCCATTTGCATCAGCACTTGATCGTGTAAACGTTGCACGTCTATTAGCGTTCTTACGTGAAAGATTTGACGTTGTTGCTCGTCCGTTCATTTTTGAGCCAAACGACAAGATTACAAGAGATCGTGTATTATTAGTATTCAATGCTTTCATGGAAGACATGGTTGCTAAGAGAGCTGTTTATGATTTCTTAGTAGTATGTGACGAAACTAATAACACTAATGCAAGAATCGATCGAAACGAATTGTACATTGATATAGCAATTGAGCCAGTTAAAGCGGCTGAATTTATCTATATTCCAATTCGTGTAGTTAACACTGGCGCGATAGCCGGTGCAAATGCATAAATAAACGTAAGGAGATAAGAAAATGGCAGTTTCAGTAAGTAAATTTAATGTACCTGGTACAACAGATGCCGCACTTGTTAGCCCTAAGTTATCTTACAGATTTAGAGTTACTTTCACACAATTAGGTGAAGGAGACACAGTAAGTTTAACTAGTCAGGTTGTAAGTGTTAGTCGTCCTTCCGTTACACACGACGACATAACAATCGACGTTTATAACTCCAGGATTTATATGGCTGGTAAGCATACTTGGGATCCAATTACATTAACAGTTCGTGACGATGTCACAGGTGCTGTTGGTAATTCGTTAGCCCAACAGCTTCAAAAGCAAATGGATCACGGAGGACAAACTGGACAAACAGCAGGCGGCCAATACAAGTTCACTACAGTTATTGAGAACTTAGATGGTAGCGAAGGCGCTGAAGTACTTGATGCTTGGGAGTTAGCAGGTTGCTATATCCAAAACATTAACTATGGTGAAAACAATTATGCTACAAGTGATCCATTACAAATTACTGTAATGATCAAGTTTGATAATGCTAATCATACTGTTGCAGGAACGGAAGTTCTAACAGGAGCGGTCGCAGGTAACTCAACTGACAACGCAACGGCATCTAATTAAACTAGTGGTTAATTAAAACGATAAATATAAGTGAGACGGAAACGTATTGCTTATATAAGAATAAAGCAAAAGGGCCGTTAGGCCCTTTTGTTGCGACAACGGAGAATAATACATGCCTTTTAATTCATATGCTTTTAAGCAAATAGGAAATCTTGGTAACTCAGGAGACTTTGTTGCTGACAGATCTCCTTACCTTAAGTATCAATTTATTGCTGAGTTTTCTTTAGATGATGCTAATAGAGATGCACCTCCAGGCGAAGATACGTTTCAAGGTAATGATAGCTCCAGAGAAGATACATCACAACAATTTACTTTAAAAACATTTGAACTACCACGTTGGACAATAGATAGCCAGGTTATTAATCAGTACAATCATAAATCAGTTATCCAAACTAAAATGAATTTTGAACCTATTACCATATCATTTTATGATCAACAAAATGATGCAGTAGAAACATTTATCAGTGATGTTGTAAAAGGACAGTTTGATGCAACTGACGGTTCTAAAAATTTATCTAATAGGCCAATGACAATAAAAGTTCATATGCAACAAACATCAGATGGAGCTCTAAGAAACGACTTAGACGAAACTGAATTTACAGGAAAAACATATGAATTATATAATGCTTATATTGTTGATGCACAACACGATACATTAGACTATTCGGCAAGTGATGCGGTATTGTGGACACTTTCCATTAGATACGAATTTATGTCCTGGCACGAAGATGCAGGAAAGAACTTTAGTAACGTTGATATAGACAAAGACGGAAATTATATTAGACAATTTCCAGCAAATAAAGCACCTGAAGCTATTCCAGATACAAAGAAAAAAGCAGATCCTCCTCCAAAGACAGTAGTAAAGTCAGTGGTAAAAGAAAGAGAAGTAGTGTTTAACAAGAAGTCACTAACTGGTAGCGAATCTCAAGAAATAATAGATGCTAGGAAAGATAAAATTAAGACCAGTCAAGCAGTTAATCAAAGAGACTTAAAACCTAATGCTCCTGTTGAAGAAGTATTTCTAAAACGTCTTGATAACTCAAATGGAAAACAAATTCTTCAAGCAGTTAATAGAAAAACTAGAAGATCTCTTTCACCATCGGAAGCCGCCGATGTTGCTAGAATTGTAAGACAGCAAGATGATAAATTAGGAGCAGGAGTACTTGAAGCTCAAAGAAATAAACTAAGCCCTGATGCTAGAAAAGCATTACAGCAAATTAACTCGTCACAAAATACTAAGGTAAGAGAAGATATCCAACGTAAGGATAACATACTTAGAACACAACGAGATGCATCTAGGAGAGGTTAATGAGTGATATTATACCACAAGTAAAATTTGATCAAGCAGTACAGAAAGTCTTAAACTTGGGCTTAGGAAGAACACCAGCAGAAAATGTTGTTCAGAATCTATGGAAAGCAAGTATTGACTTAGGACTTGAGTTTAATAACTTAATTACTCAAGCAACTAAGACTGGAAAGTTAGTGGTTACTCAAGATGTTTTAAATAATATTAATACCAATAATAATCCAGACGGTATCTCGTATAATGTAAAACAGCCTCTTAACATTCCACCGGTTGTATTAAGAGAGTTTCGTGTTAATAATTATGATTATGCTTATACAACACAACTTGGAGAATTAATTACTACACAAGATCCAAACGAGGCGTTATTAACTGAAGCCGGTACATAAAAATGGCCAACAATTTTAAAAAAGGAACCTATTCGGTTCTCAACCCAAACAAGTACACAGGTAAAGGAGCTCCAACATATAGAAGTGGTTGGGAGTTAACCTTTATGAGATTCTGTGATAATAATCCTAATATTATATCTTGGGCAAGTGAAGCAGTTAGAATACCTTACAGAAATCCATTTACTGGAAAACAAACAACTTATGTCCCAGACTTTTTAATAACTTATATGGGAAAAAATAATCAACGTAGAGCAGAACTAATCGAAGTTAAACCTAGAGCTCAAGTTACTTTAGAAGTAGCTCGTAGCCAGAAAGAAAAAGCGTCAGTAATACTTAATATGGCAAAGTGGGAAGCCGCTAGAGCCTGGTGCAAAGGAATGGGTTGTCAATTCCGTATTATAACAGAGGAAGATCTTTTTAATAAGGCTAGTCCTAACAGAACACGTCGTAAATAACCTAATTTTTGGTTCAAAGTGAACACCCGTATGGTATTAAGATCATAAGTATATACATGACTAAGAAATTAGAAGAGGTATTTGGATTTTCTCCCGAAAGTGATGATGAAAACGATAGTACCGACCTAAACAACACAATTGACGCAGAAGTCAATATCGAGCCAGTAGTAGTGGATGAAATAAGATCTGCTCAGGCAGTAATAGATATGGCGAGTCGTATAGATACGGCTTTACCAACTGTTACAGATATGGCTAGTGCTGAAAGAGAATTAGATAACCTTGCACAAAAGGCAGAAGGTCAAAGCGATAGATTAATGGATTTAGGCTTTAATGTTGATGACAGAAATGCCGGTAAAGTATTTGAAGTAGGAGCCACATTACTTAAAGTAGCAGTAGACGCCAAAGTATCTAAGTTAGAAAAGAAACTTAAAATGGTAGAATTACAGCTAAGAAAAGCAAAACTTAACCAGTCAGACGATAAGGATGATACAAATGTCATAGACGCAGATTCAACTACCTTGGCTAGTAGGAATGACTTAGTGCAAGCAATACTAAATCGTGTGGGTCAGAATAAATAAGAGTATGAGGAGATATAATTATGCCCACTTTATTAGAATATATTAACCAATTACAACGGGAACACAAATACCGTGTAAAAATGGTTTTTTCGCCTAGCGAAAAACAGCTCGAGACTTTAGAAAGACATATGAAAAAATATGATGCTCTTGAAGTTGGAAGACCTGAAAAACTTATGCTACAAGCAATCCCTGCAGACTTTCCTAACTATGGAGGTCACGAGGTTGTGGTAATGGACGTTACTACAAGATTGCCAATTCAGCCTGTTATGTTAGAGACAGAACTTAGAGAACTTTGTAGAGTACCAGAAGGAACTTTAAAAGTATTTGGTGCTGACGAGCCATTGGAAAAGCAAACTCAAAAATCAATGGAAGAAACAGATGAAGAATACGAAGCAATTACAGGAACAGAATACCAAGACAAAGAAGCAAATGAAGTTTCTGCTAAAGATGTAGCAGGCGACGAATATGTTTCTAAACTTGTAGACTCTGCATCAGAAGATGACAGCAGAAAAGTAGTATTATCTAAAGAATCAGATGCTACTACATCTGGACCAATCCTAAACGACAAGACAGTTTCTGATAGTCCACTAACAAAAGCAAACAAAGGAGCAAACTAAAATGGCAAATAATAATGATGACATTAAAAATGTATTATTAGCACTTAATCAATTTACTCCTGCTGATGCAGTATTAACTGTCGATAGTGAAACTAAGAATACTGATATTGTGCAGGAAGGAATTAGAGTTACCAAAGAAGGTATTGAAGAAGCATGGGACACGTTAGAGTCTCCTAAGGCTAAAGAAGCTACTGCTGAAGCAGATACAGAGGTTACAGAGCATAACAGCGGTGAAGATGTTACTTTAACAGTTAACACTCCAACTGAAATCAAAGTACCAGCAGAGCAAGCAGATATGATTGCTAATATGCTTAAATTAGCAGGAGTTGAAGTTGGCGACAAACCAGCTATGGACCAACCAGATATGGATATGGACAGCGGTGACGGAGAAGACTTACCTATGGTAATTCCAACTGATGACGAAGAAGCACCATTAATGGGTGCCTGTGCATCAGAAGGAAATGAATTCTCAGGTAAACGCCAAGATGCTATTGATGCTGGAGAAGACGAGTTTGAAGTTGACGGTAAAACTCATAAAGTTAAAGGCGACAAAAGCAAAACTGAATCAGAAGAAGTTCAAGAAGCCAAAGATAAGATGGTTTGTAAGCATTGTGGAGATGAAATTTATAAACCTAAATCAGATTGTGAATGTGATTGCAATGATCCAAAAGGTGATAATTGGGTCAAAGAAACATATGAAATGGCTGAAGTTGAAGAATCAATTGAAAAGGCATGGAACGAAAATGTTACATCTGAAGCAGTTGGACAGTATGCAGATCCACTATACGATTTAATTGAAGAATTAGGAAGTCATCAGGTAGTAATGGATGAACTTATTCGTTATTTAGATGCTGATCAAATTAAAGAGTTTGTTTCAGACTTCCGCAGACATCATGAAATGCCAGCAGATGGTCCTATTGATGATGACGATCCAAGGTACATGGATGATGAAAATCTTCCAAAAGAAGGAGTTGAAATGAAAAAAGAATCAGACACAGCTTGGTCTACAGGAAATGCAATAATGTATAAAGGCAAAGAAATTGATTTGCGTAAACTAGATTATGACATGCAAGACATAAGCGATGGCATATGGGAAATCAATGCTCCTGCGTATTACACAGACGGTACAGAAGTAGCAGATGGTGATTATGATGGTTTATATGATCTGCCAGAATTAAATGATTGGATATATCAAGATTATACGTCCGAGTCTATAGAAGGAGAACAACCAATGCAAGAAGCTTTTGACAAAGTAGATAGAATTACAGATATGGAAGAACTCAATCTTTACGATCCTGCAGAAATAGAAGCCGCTAAGTCAATGAGTGCAGAACAACTTAAAGACGAGCTAATGGGCGACATCTATCATGTAATGGATAAAGCATCAGATGATTTTACTGACAATGATTATATTGTGGATGAAATGGGTGATAACTTTGCCTCTATGCATTTAAACGCAGATGATGCAACATTGTCTTGTTATGCCGCAATGAGAGATTTAGTTGATGAAGATCCAGCAGACGTTTTACAAACAGGTCAAATGTGCCTTAAAATATTAGGTGCTCAACCATATGAAGCTAATGAGTCTAAAGATAATTTAGATCCTCAAGTAAATCGTATTGCTGAGTTATCAGGTATAACAAACCCAGTAGCAGAAGCAAACCCAGTAGCAGAAGCAGTTTCAACAACAGACCTTATTACAAAGTACCAAGGTGCAGAGGTTGATATTAACGATATGAATAGATTGTTAAAACTATCTGGAATGGGCGAACTAGACGAGTCTAAACTAGCAAATGCACCAGCAGGAACTAGTATGGATGAGCCAACTGAATTTGACAAATTGCCAAGTGAAGTAGGTAAAGGTGCTGGTAACTCAGATTACATTAACCGTGCAGATGGCCAAGGAGAAAATCCAATGGGTATGCATAGTAGTGATGTTGAAGAGTCGTTTAATACAGCTTTAGGTGAATACCGCAAGTTTGTAGCAGAAGGCATTATGGGAAAAAAGACTAAAAAAGCTAAGAAGTAGGAGTAGCTAATGGCAAACAGACCTAATTTTAGTTTTGTTAAATCGCCTTATCAATTAGAGAGATTCACGGACGAACAAATCCGTGAACTCTCCCTTTGTGCAAACGATCCAATTTATTTTATCGATACTCATTGTTGGGTACAACATGCAGTTCGAGGTAAAATACCTTTCAAACTTTATCGTTATCAACGTGATTTATTAAAATGCTATCATGAAAACAGATATAGTATTAATATGCTTGGAAGACAGATGGGCAAAACTGCCTGTGCGGCCGCATACCTAGTATGGAGAGCATTATTTGTTGCTGATAGTACAATACTTATTGCGGCACATAAATTTGCTGGTGCTCAAGAAATTATGCAAAGGGTTCGTTATACATATGAAACACTTCCAGAATTTCTAAAAGCAGGCGCAACTAGTTATAATAAAGGTAGTATAGATTTTGACAACGGAAGTCGTATCATGTCAGCAACAACCACAGACAATACCGGACGTGGTATGTCTATATCTTTATTATATGCTGATGAGTTTGCCTTTGTTAAGCCTAGAATTGCAACTGAATTTTGGACATCAATTTCACCTACACTAGCAACAGGTGGTAAATGTATTATTACAAGTACACCAAACATGGATGACGATCAGTTTGCACAAATTTGGCGAGACTCATTAAAGAATCAAGATGAATTTGGAAACGAAACTGCTACTGGTATAAATGGATTTGCTCATTATCAAGCAACTTGGGAAGCTCACCCAGATAGAGATGAAGATTGGGCTGAAGTTGAATTAGGAAAAATTGGCGAAGAAAGATTTAGACGTGAACATAAATGTGAATTTATTGCATTTGATGAAACACTAATCGATAGTATTAGACTTGCAAATATGGAAGCAAGGGACCCTTATGCAACAGCGGGTCAAGTTAGGTGGTATGCACCATTAGCAAAAGGTAAACTTTATATGATAGCATTGGATCCAAGTTTAGGTACAGGAGGAGATAATAGTGCTATACAAGTTTATCAAATGCCAGGAATGAAACAAATGGCAGAGTGGATGCACAATAGAACTACTGTACAAGGACAGATTAAAATTTTACGTGAGATTGCACAATACATTGAAAGTGAAACAAATAACGATTGTGAAATATATTATAGCATGGAAAATAATACACTTGGTGAAGCGGCATTAGTTACAGTAGAAGAACAAGGAGAAGAAAACTTTCCTGGTACATTTTTAACTGAAACAAGACAGCATGGAAATGCTAGAAGATACAGAAGAGGCTTTACTACAACACATAAATCAAAAATATCAGCTTGTGCTAAACTAAAGCATTGGATTGAAACTGATAAGTTAGAGGTAGCAAGTAAGCCTCTATTAAGAGAATTAAAAACATTTATAGCTAGAGGAAATAGCTATTCAGCTAAAGATGGCGAAAATGATGACTTGGTAATGTCATTAGTATTAATAGTACGTATGAGTATGGAAGTATCAAAATACGAAGAAAGTGCATTTGAATACCTTAATGACGACTTTGAAGATGATGACGGTATGGAACCAATGCCATTTAGCCTACTATAATGCTTAAAATGATAAATACATTAAAGGATAACTAAACAATGGAATTATCGACAGAAATTTTTAATATACTAAAAGGTGCTAATATCAAATTAAAA